CGATGATCCACACACGGAGCAAGACTCACTATCCGATAGTGCGATGGAGAGAACTTTTGATTGGTACTTGTCTGGTCCCAGACAACGTCTCCAACCTGGAGGCTCAATCGTACTTGTAATGACAAGGTGGGCTCAAGATGATTTGACCGGTCGATTAATAAAATCAGAAAATGAACCTAAGGCAGATAAGTGGGAGAAAATTTCTTTTCCAGCTTTGCTTGGTGAAGATGACAATGTTCAACCCGTGTGGCCTGAGTATTGGTCGCTAGATGAATTAGAAAAAGTTAAAGCGTCAATATCAATTAGAAATTGGTCAGCTCAATACATGCAAAACCCCACGTCAGAGGAAGGAGCAATTCTTAAAAGAGAATGGTGGCAGCCTTGGGTCGGGGATCTTCCTACGTTAAAACATGTTATTCAATCATATGATACTGCATTCAGTAAAAAAGAATCTGCCGACTATAGTGCAATTACTACATGGGGAATATTCACGCCTCACGAATCAGGGCCTGATGCTATTATGTTAATTGATGCTATTAAAGGTAAATATGATTTTCCAGAATTAAAAATGGTTGCACTCGATCAATATAAGTATTGGCAACCAGAGACAATTATTATAGAAGCTAAAGCTAGTGGACAAAGTTTATTACAAGAACTAAGACGAATGGGTATACCGGTTATGGATTACACACCAGGAAGAGGCCAGGACAAACACTCACGGGTCAACGCCTGTTCTCCGATATTTGAATCTGGACAAGTATATTTCCCAAGAGACGAACATTGGGCTCAAGAAGTTATTGAGGAATGTGCTGCGTTTCCTCATGGTGAGCATGACGATTATGTAGACAGTACGACACAAGCTATGTTAAGATATCGGCAAGGTTCTTTTGTAACTACTTATTCTGACGAGGATGAGATGGAAAGTTATAAAGAACGTAAATACGTATATTATTAATCAAAGGAGACGACATGTCAAAAAAATTAAAAAGTAGATTAAAGAGAGCAGCACTCGCTGGTATAGCGATGTATGGTGCATCTAAAATGTTAGGGGCTGGAAAAGCTGCTGGTACAACTGGAAAAACCACTGTATCTGATGCACAAAAAATGAGTCAGGTTCCAAAAAAAGTAGTACCAAAAAAAGTAGTAGATTTAAAAAATCCTGAATCAAGTATAGTAAATCAATCAACAAAAATAAGTGTAGATAAAAATGCTAATCCAAGAGAGACAGCAGAAATAGCTAAGAAAGCTAAAGAAGCAAAAGCAAAACAATATGCAATTGTTAAAAAAAGAAAAGATGAAGGTATGCTTTCACCTCTTATGCCAAAATCTGAAAGTCAGTACAATGCTATGACAAAAGAAAATTCTGGTTTAGGAATGTTTGATGGTGCCAAAAAAGGTAAAATGGTAAGAGCACGTGGTGGTGGATTAGCAAAAGGCGGAATGAGACCAACAAAACTTTATTAAGTTAACATGGCTGAAATTGAAAAAGCAATTGAAGAGGAAGTAATAACTCCTGATTCTGAAGAAGTAGATGTTGAGATAGAAGGTGAGAAATCTGAAGTAGAAGAAGTTATCGATCTTACAGAACAATTCTATTCTAATCAAGCAGAAGAGATGAGTGATGATGTTCTGCAAAGAATATCTAATCAGTTATTAGATGATTATAAAAAAGATAGAGTCTCTAGAAAAGATTGGGAAACTTCTTATACTAATAATTTAGATCTTCTTGGAATTAAACACACTGAGATGACTAGACCGTTTAAAGGTTCGGCATCCGTGACCCATCCGTTATTATCCGAGGCAGTTACATCATTTCAAGCACAAGCATATAAAGAATTACTTCCATCCTCAGGGCCTGTGAAAACTAGAGTCTTGGGGGTTGAAGATGAACAAAAAATGAATCAAGCACAACGAGTGCAAGACTTCATGAATTACATGATCACCGAAGAGATGGAAGAGTACACTCCAGAATTTGATCAGTTATTATTTTATTTAGCACTAGCAGGATCAGCATTTAAAAAAGTTTACTACGATGAAGTGATGCAAAGAGCTGTATCTAAATTTATTCCTGCAGAAGATTTAGTGGTACCGTATTATGCAACCGATTTAATGGAATGTGAAAGAATTACTCATGTCATTAAAATGGGAGAGAATGAAATTCTAAAAAAACAAGCAGCAGGATTCTATCGAGATGTAGAATTAAAACCAACTTCAGCAGGTCCTACAGAAATTGAAAAAAAATACCAAGAGTTAGAAGGAGTCACACCTTCAACTGATAAACAATATTCATATTCAGTACTTGAGATGCATGTTGATTTAAATCTAGAAGAGTTTGAAAACAACAATTCAGAAAAAGAAGTAAAAATTCCTTACATTGTAACTATCGATGAAGGTTCAGGAGAAGTTTTATCTATCTATCATAACTACGATATCAATGATGAGACTAAAAAAAGAAAAGAATACTTTGTACATTTTAAATTTTTACCAGGATTAGGGTTTTATGGTTTTGGGTTAACACACATGATAGGTGGATTATCTAGAACTGCTACACAATCTTTAAGACAATTACTTGATGCAGGTACATTATCAAACTTACCTGCAGGATTTAAGTCTAGAGGTATAAGAATTAGAGACGATGACCAACCATTTCAGCCAGGAGAGTTTAGAGATGTAGATGCACCTGGGGGTAATATCAAAGATCAGTTTCAAATTTTACCATTTAAGGAACCATCAGCTACATTATACCAATTAATGGGCTTTGTTGTCCAAGCAGGACAGAAGTTTGCAGCGATTACTAACATGGATACAGGTAATGATTTGCAAAATAGAGCTGTTGGTACGACTGTGTCGTTATTAGAGCGTGGATCGAGGGTCATGAGCGCAATACACAAGCGATGTTACTACTCAATGAGAAGAGAATTTAGACTTTTATCAAAAGTATTTGGTACATATCTACCACCAATTTACCCATATTCAGTATATGGTGCAGATCAAGCAGTAAAACAAACTGATTTTGATGAAAGAGTAGATGTAATACCAGTTGCCGACCCAAATATCATGAGTATGGCACAAAGAGTAACGCTTGCTAACGAAAATTTAAAGATTGCTATGTCAAATCCTTTAATGCACAACTTGAGAGAGGCATATCGAAGAGTATATGAAGCATTAGGGACTCAAGATATAGATCAGATACTTATTCCACAAGAAAAACCAACACCTAAAGATCCTGCAACGGAAAATATGGAAGTATTACAACAAAAACCATTGAAAGCGTTTCCAGATCAAGATCATGATGCACATATCAATGCACATAGAGCTTTTATGTCTACAAGAATGGTACAAATTAATCCTCAAGTATACTCAGCTCTACAAGCACACATATCTGAGCACGTTTCAATGAAAGCTCAAGGAGAAGTTGGTGCTATGGTTGCAGACAATCCAGAAATGCAAGCACAATTTCAAACTGATCCTCAAGGAGCACAAATTCAAATCAATGCTATGGTTGCAAGAAGAGTTGCAGAACTTACATTAGAGTTAGCACAGAGTGAAGCAATGGGTCAACAGAAAGATCCACTTGTTGCATTGAAAGAAAGAGAACTAGATCTTAAAGCTATGGACTTACAGAGAAAAGCTGAACAAGATATGAATGTAAATGAAATTAGAGAAAACGAAATTGATGAAAGATTAGATATTGAAAAAATGAAACTAGAAAATAACGAAGATCAAGCTGCAGAAAGAATTAGAATTGCTGATGAGAAGTTAGATATTGCTAGAAGAAAGAAAAAATAATGAAAAGAAAATTAAGAGTCTTAAAAGCAAGAGGTGGTAAAGACGCTTCTAAAGATGATTTTAAAACTCCAGCACAAGCTTTTACTCCAAGTCCTGGTGATACAGGTGGAGAAGGTGGTAATGTTACTAATACTAATACTAATACGAATAATAATAATCAAACTGGTCCAGGTAAAGTAACAAAACATTCACCCAATATTCCTATAATAGGTCCACTTACTGCAGGTTATAATCTAATAAAAAATTTAGTAGCTGGAAAAAAGACTCATCCTTTTAGTGCAAACACGATTAAACAAACTAAACCTAAACCACCTATGGGTGGAGGTGGAGGTGGTGGAGGACCACAACTTTGTCCTGATGGAACTATGCCACCATGCAAAACAACACCAATTAATAAACCTAATCAACCAAACAAATTAAATTTTTTAAATAACTTTCAAGCATATAATTCTGGTGGAATATCTTATGGACCACCTCCTAAGAGAGGGCCTAATCCACAAGTACCACCTGTTAAAATGAGAAATGGAAAAATGACAAAATCATACAAAATGTCTTGCCCACATAGACCAGATGGAATCAGAGGTGTAGGTGCAGCAATTAAAGGACACAAATTTA